TCCCGTGGAACGGATGCCGCCTAACTGACTGTCGTGAGACAGCCGAACGCATCGCTGCGAAGCGACGCAATCCAATGAATGGAAAACAACAATGGCTAGCAAGTCCGTTGCGGAGCAGATCGCCGACCTGAAGGCGACCCGCGAAGCGAACCAAAAGAAGATGGGCGAGATCGCCCAGAAGTCGATTGACGAAGGCCGTAGCATGAACGACGCCGAGTCGGCGGAGTTCGATACGGTCGAGAAGGATATCGGCACCCTCGATGCTGACATCGCCCGTCTGACCCGCCTCGAGTCGATCCAGCGCGCCACTGCCACGAGCGTGGAGAAGGATGTCGCTGCGGCCAAGGAGGCGTCCGCGCCGAATGGCAGCCGCAAGCTGGAGCCGGTCCAGGTCAAGAACACCGAGAAGCTGGAGCCGGGTATCGAGTTCGCTCGTTACGCCATGTGCCAGCTCGCGACCAAGGGCAACGCCGAGCAGGCCTTCCGCCTCGCCGAGCGTCACTACCCGCAGAACGAGCGGATCGTCAAGGCGCTGAAGTTCCAGGCCGAGGGCGGCAAGTTCGAGCACATCATGAAGGCGACCGTCGAGGCCGGCACCACGCTGGACGCGACGTGGGCCGCCCCGCTGGTGGACTACCAGAACTTCGCTGGTGACTTCGTCGAGTTCCTGCGCCCGCAGACCATCATCGGCCAGTTCGGCCAGAGCGGCGTGCCGGATCTGAACCGCATTCCGTTCAACGTGCGGATCGCTGGTCAGACCAGCGGCGGTTCCGCTTACTGGGTGGGCGAGGGCGCTCCCAAGCCGCTGACCGCGTTCGACTTCACCGCGACTGAGCTGCGCTGGGCCAAGGCCGCGACCATCGCGGTTCTGACCGAGGAGCTGATCCGCTTCAGCAACCCGTCTGCCGAGCGTCTGGTGCGTGATGCGCTGGCCGGTGCGGTCGTGGGCCTGCTGGACACGGACTTCATCAACCCGGCCAAGGCTGCGGTGTCGAACGTCTCGCCTGCCTCGATCTTGAACGGCGCGACGGCGATTCCCTCGACGGGCGGCACTGACGCCGAGGCGGTTCGTTGCGACCTCCAGGCCCTCTGGGCGCCCTTCATCACGGCGCGCAATCCGCCCCGCACTGCGGTCTACATCATGAACTCGACCACGGCTCTGGCCGCGTCGCTCATGACCAACCCGCTGGGCCCGCGCGAGTTCCCCGGCCTGACGATGAGCGGCGGCACCTTCAACAACATCCCGACCATCGTTTCGGACTACGTGCCGGACGGCGTCGTGGCTCTGGTGAACGCCCGCGACGTGTGGCTGGCCGACGACGGCCAGGTGACCATCGACGCGAGCCGAGAGGCCTCGCTGCAGATGCTCGACAACCCGACCAACAACAGCGCCGCGGGCACTGCCACTTCGATGGTCTCGATGTTCCAGACCAACTCGGTGGCCTTCCGCGCCGAGCGCTACATCAACTGGGCGCGTCGTCGGGATTCCGGCGTTGCCTACCTGACGGGCGTCAACTGGGGCGCTTGCGGTAGCTAAGTAAGACGGAAGGGCGGCAGGAGCCGCCCTTCCTTTACCGAGGTGATAAATGGTCGAGTTTGAATACAAAGATGGGCGCCGTCGCCGGATGAGGCAGGTATTCGCGACCGCGCTGACGAAGCTGGGGCACGGGCAGGTCTATCAGACTTCTGAGTTGAAGCCCGCTCCCGCTCCTGCGCCTGAGCCGGAGACCTCCCCTGTCACTGGCAAGCCGAAGCGCAAGTACCAGCGTCGGGACATGAAGGCCGAGGATTGAGATGGCATTTTCTGCGAGCGAGATGACCGAGGCGGCGGGCGTCCGCCGCTACGGCGCTGACTACTTGAAGGCGCTGAACCCGGTCCCTTCGCATCGCGGGGGCTGGCATACGATCAACGAGCCATTTACCGGCGCGTGGCAGCGGAACCTGGAGGAGAAGCACGGGACGGTCCTGTGCTACCCGACTCTGTTCACCTGCCTGAGCCGGATCAGTCAGGACATCGGCACCATGCCGTTCGTCTTGAAGAGGAAAGACCAGAATCGGATCTGGCGGGAGGTCGAGGGCGATAGCCCGTACTGGCCGGTCCTGCGCAAGCCGAACAAGTTTCAGACGGACCAGCAGTTCCGAGAGGCGTGGGTCCTCTCCCTACTGATCCACGGCAACGCCTACATCCTGAAGCAGCGCGACAATCGCGGCATGGTCACGGACCTGTACGTGATGGACCCTTGCCGCGTCATGCCGATGATCGCCGATAACGGCGATGTCTACTACCAGGTCAATTACCCGAGCGCCCAGAACCTTCTGCCGGAGAACTACCCTGCCGAGCAGCTGACGATTCCGGCGTTTGAGATCATCCACCACCGGATCAACTGCTTCATCCACCAGCTGGTAGGCATCCCGCCCCTGTGTGCGGCGAACCTGCCTGCGGTGAAGAACCTGAAGATCCTGCGGAACTCCACGGAGTTCTTCGCGAATGGTGCGCGCCCCGGCGGGATCCTGACTGCGCCTGCGGGGATCAGCAAGGAAGATGGCGACGCAATCAAGGAGGCGTGGCAGCAGCAGTACGGCAACGGCAATCAGGGGAAGATCGGCCTGATCGGCGCTGACCTGAAGTACACCGATCTCGGCATGTCGAGCGGCGCGGACTCGCAGCTTGTGGCGCAGCTTGAGTATTCGGACCGGCAGGTCTGCCAGCCGTTCCACGTGCCGCCGTTCATGGCTGGAATCGGCGAGATCCCGGCCGGGATGGAGGTGGACGAAGTAACGACCGCGTACTACCAGCGCGCTCTGCGGCCCATCGTCGAAGGCATGGAGCGGCTGCTGGACGAAGGCCTGCGCATCTCCCGCCCTATGGGCGTTGAGCTGGACGAGAACGCGCTACTTCGCATGGATCTTGGCAAGCTGGCCGAGGTTGAGTCTGCCCTCGTTGGCGGCAAGATCAAGACGCCGGACGAGGCCCGAGAGATGTTCGGCCTTGCGCCTACGGGCGGCGGCAACACGCTGTGGGGACAGAATCAGGACTACCCGCTGGGGATGCTGGCGAATCGCGCAGAGTGGGATCCGGACATGCAGGCTACGCCGCCCCCTGTCGCGCCTGCTGCACCGCCTCCGAGTGGTGGGGATGGCGGTGGCGAGGATGAAGAGGCGACTCGCGCCTTCCTAGCTTACGTGCAGCGCGAGCTTGAGGCGGGAGTTGCTGGCGATTGGGTCGACGAGCTGTTCTCTCAGTCGCCTCTGGATTACGTGCGGGCGCTGGCTGATAAAGCTGGCGCCATATAGCAGGCTGGAATCTAAGGCGAGGACAAGATGAGCGACATCAAAAACATTCTGGTCAAGGTGCGCGCTGAAGCGGCAGCTGCGGCGGAACGGGAGTACGAGGCGCTTCTATGCACGCTGCCTACGTTGCCGACCCCGGGTGATCCGTTAGGGGCGCGGCCGCAGTACACAGAGGAGCAGCGACGCGCATATGTCGAAAGCCGCGTCCAGAAGGCGGTAGATCGCCTCGGCACGTTCATGGTTGATGCGGCGCTCGGCCGCGTGAGTTACACGTGGACAATCTAATCAGGGCGCAGTTTGAAGAGCTGGTTGCTTCTTTGCGGCTGGCCGTAGCGTCGGCTGAGGCGGAAGTTGCAAGTGCATTGGACATGGCGGAGCTGAGGATCAGTCTGTTTCTGGCCGATGCGGGGTTGCGCTTGCCGCCGGGCGAGCACTAAGGGCCGGTGATTTCGGTCCCGTCCACGATATAGCGAACCTGGACCCCAAGGGCATCGCAGAGCTTCCGGATCGTGTCGGCCCGGAGGTCTCTCTTGCCTTTTTCGTACTCGGCAATGGCGGTGGGGGAAACCCCGGAGTTTTCAGCAAGTTGCGCCTGCGTGACCCCCCGAAGGGAGCGGATGGCGCGAAGTTTTGGGCCTGTGAGCATGGTGCTCATTGTCTCATCCCGTACCGTAGCGTGTGGTAGGACGCCCGTAAACGGTATGATACAGCCCGTAAAAGTGTTGACAACTACCGGAAACGGTAGCAAGATGGATCCCGTGGCGCTAGGCATTCCCGCCAAAGAGCAGGCCACCGCACGAGGATCCCGCAATGGCTTCTATCGCTTTCCGACTCACGGGCACGTCGCCGCTACTGATGCAGGCGGAGACCCTGGCTAATCCGCTCCACCCGCTGACCAAGGCCCACAAGGCCGTCTCGGGGAAGCGCAAGAAATCCGAGGACGATTACCTCTGGCTCATGGAGTCGGAGTGGTCGGCCTCGATGTACCATGACGATGAAATCGGCCCGTACATCCCGGCGCTGAACATCGAGGGCTGCATTGCCGAGGCTGGCAAGATTCACCGGCTCGGGAAGACGATCAAACAGGCCGTGCAGGTAATGACGGACCGGGCCAAGCTGGAGTACGACGGCCCGAGGCAGAAGGAAAAGCTCTGGAAGGCTGAGCGCTTCGCGGACGTTCGCGGTGTGAACGTTCAGGGCAAGAAGGTCATGCGCTGCCGCCCGATCTTCCTGTCGTGGTCCGCTGAGTTCGACGTGGAGTACATGGAGGACGTTCTGGATCGGGGCGACCTGATCCGAGTCGTTGAGGAAGCTGGTCGCCGGATCGGCGTCGGCACCTACCGCCCACGCTTCGGCCGCTTCGCCGTGGAGGTGCTGTCGTGACGGTTCACCTGCTGCCGGCGTGGCGCAACGCGGCAACTGAGCTTTTCAGCGGCCAGTACGGATACGGCGACGTGATCCCGCATGAAGCTCTGCGGGAGTCATTGAGGCTGCCCGAGCCGGTAGGCAAGCACTCCCGCGAGGAGTGGGAGGCTTGGCGGCTGGCGCTGGTAGCGCAGATCGACGCGCTTTCCGACTGGCTGTTGGAAGAAAAGAACATGTGCCTGCGTAGCATTCAAGGTCAGGGCTATCAGATTGTCGAGCCGGCCGAGCAGACCGAGTTCGCGGTGAAGCAGGGCCGGAAGAAGATCCGGTCTGAGCTTCGCAAGATGGGCCGCCGGCTTAGCTTCGTGGATACGTCCGCCCTGACTGCGGATCAGCGTCGCGAGAATGCCGATGCGCTGGCCCGGCTGAGCTTTATGGAACAACAGTTCAGCAAGGCGAAGCGTCGGCGGTTTATCACGGATGCAACGACGAGGGCGTCATGAGCGTCACGCCGTTTCGCAGGAAACCGCCAGCTATCAAGCGGGTACCAGTGACTGATTGCGGGGAGGCCGACTTCTCCCTGATGTCGTGCTGTAAGGAAGGTGGCGCGCCATTCACGGGCAACATGCTCGCCGTCAAGTTCAAGGATAGGGACGTCGGCGACGAGCAGATCATGATGTTCATGGCGTCAAAGAGACATGCCGATACGTTCCGCAAATTCGCGGACGTGTTGGATGCGTTACCGGATTGAACCCGGCCATGTCAGGCGTGGTGGATCGGGGCATCGCACGGCGATGCATGGCAATCCTTGGGCTGTCAGCAGCGGTCTGCCTCCTCGCCGAGGGGGCTTTCCGGTGGCGATAGTCACCACCCGGCCAGGCATTGCGTGGCTCGGCACGTCTCGTTTCGGAAAGGAACGGCTTGGGCTGAAAGCAGCCTACAGCGTCTTGGTGACAGGGCGCTGTGGGGTGCGTAAGCGCCACTAGGCAAGGCGGGGCCTTGCAAGGTAAGGCGGGGCTTTCCCTGGCTATGCAAGGGCTGTAAACAGCCTGCTGCATCTTCGATGAGGGTGCAGCGGGGTGTGAAAGCGCCACATCGCACGGCGAGCCGTGGCGAGGCTAGGTCCGGTCAGGCGGAGCAGGGTTAGGCGAGGGCTGACAACAGCGTAATGGGTGGCGTGCCATCCATTGCGGTGCGGTAAGCCATCAAGGTTGGGCATGGCTAGGCACGGCGTGCCTCGGCCCGGACCGGTTAGGCAAGGGCCGACAACGGCAAGCAAGGGTCGCAGAGATGCGGCCCTTTTCTTTTGGGAGACACGATGAAGCACGAAACGACTCTTGAGGCGGTCAAGATGTTGATTGACCGTCACAAGGATGGCGTAGAGAAGGCCGTCGGGAAGATGGCTGGACTTCTCGTGGAGTTCAACGACCGTATCGCAGCCCTTGCGGATGCCGCCCGCGAGGCGGAGCGGAAGCACGCATTGGCTCTCGCTGAGATTGCCGAGTCCCGTGAACGCGAACGCAAGGACCTTGCAGCCCTCGTCGAGCGCGTGAACGCGCTGGCATCTACGGAGGCTGGCAGTGAGCATGCTGAGGAAGTCGCCGCCCTTGCAAAGCGCATTGAGGAACTGGAAGCCCGGCAGCCCGAGAAGGGTGACAAAGGCGATCCCGGTCAAGATGCGCCGCCCGTCGAGGTTGACGTTGCGGAGGTGGTCAAGGAGCTGTTGGCCACGGATGGCGTCAAGCACATCGTCGGGATGGAGGTGGCCGCCTACATGACGGAGAACCCGCCTCCTGCCGGGCGCGACGGAAAGGACGGCGAGCGAGGCCCGCAGGGCGAGAAGGGCGCGGATGGTAGCGACGGCGCCGGAATCGCTGACCTGCTGATTGACCGAGAGGGCGCGCTGGTCGTGACCATGACGGACGGGCGCATGAAGTCGCTCGGCCAGATCGTCGGGAAGGACGGCGCTCCCGGTCGGGACGGTCGTGACGGCGTTGACGGCCTCGGCTTCGAGGACTGCGAGGTCGAGATTGATCCCGAGGGGGCGGGTACGGTCACGCTGAAGTACAAGCGCGGCGACCTCGTGAAGTCTGTCAGCTATTCGGCGCCCACGT